ATCTTGTGCCGCGTTTTAAAATTGGTATATAGTCTGTATCTGGACCAAGCCCGGTTGCTGTTGCTGGTACCATAATAAAAAGCGCTACTTGACCATATGTTGATGGAGTACCGGTGTCTTTATACCCCAAGATACGGCCATGCCTTAAAACATTAGTATATTGGTAAGCAGTATCTAAAAACGATTCATTCACATTGTAATCAAGATAAAATGATAACTGATCGCCAACATAGGCAACAGCATCTAACATGAGGGCCCCAAAAGAGCCTTCTGAAAAATCTTGAAAGGTGTCGGGGTACAATCTTTCGGCAATTGTTGTCAAATCTTTTCGAATAGTAGCAAAATCGCGATTTGTATAATTTATTGGTATGATTTTCTTTTGATCGTCGGCCATTTATAAAACCTCTATTTTAAATAGTAAGTGCCAATAAATCTCTAAAATTTAAACTAGGAATAGAATAGGTTATTTCTATATGTAGACTGTTTGGTTCATTGGCTAAAGTATTAAATTGCATATTATCTATTCGTAAATAAGGCATATATCTATCTACTTGTTGGTTAATTTTAGATGAAATATTTTGTTCAAGATTGCTGCTAGGAAATTCGAATAAATATCGAGGGAGTCCTACGCCATATTCTGGAATCATCACTCTTTCTCCTGGAATTGTTAATAATAACATTTTAAAGTTTTGTTTGACCATACCTTGGATACTTTTTATCATTTTATAACCATCATCGTTGTCGCGACGTAATGGCAATCTAATGCTTAATGATGACATGTGTTGCTCCCTCCATAAATACTACCTATTCTTTCTTTTTGCACAAAGCCCCTTTTGAATTAAATGGGTTATCACGAAGCCGGCGTCTCTGGAACCATGTGAGTAATTCTTCACCGGGGGCCTTATTAAAGCTCATTTTGAGATTCTTTAACCATGGAAATGAAGGTTTCCCTCTTCCGCCCCTTGAGCCTTTGCCTCCAAATGCCGACATGGGATCAAAGTCTCTTGAAAAATAATATCCTTTAAATATTTTTTTAACTCTAGCTTTTGAATTTCTCAATAAGGTTCTATCCCAAGTATCGTATTCTCTTATAAACAGGCGTCGGCCGCGGCTTCTGTAAGGATCCCAGCCTTTTACTCCGTCTGTTATACTAGTTTTATAACTATCGCCTTCTTTGGTAATTGTAGCAGTTCGGCCGGGTTTTAAGCTGGCGATGGTTTGCCCGCGGGCAGGGTTATCCGCCACCGTTTGTCCAATAGAGCTTAAAAAGCTTAAATCATTATAAATTGCCATAAAGGAAGTCATTTTATTAAACGGAAAAATATACTGGTACATTAGTTTGAACTTGTCGTCTTCTTTGAGATTATTAATAAGGCATAACAATAATTTACTGTTTGCTTCTAGGGCGCTCACTTGTCCTATAGTAGTATCTAGTGCGTTTATTTCAACATTAGTAATTGTTATTTTACTTGCAACAGAAGAGATATAGGCAGAAAATTCTAATCCATATCTAATTCCTAGTTTGCCGCCAACTCCAACAATTCTTCCAGCATCGTCCGTTACGTGCTTAAGTGTGCCGGCATAAATATCAGAAACATTTAGAGAATTATCATTGGCTTTAATTATTGCAAGAGCTTCTGCTATATTATATTTTACTCCCTCAATACTTATATATTTTTCTATTACAAATGGGTTTGTGCTGGTGCCAGCTTCTGTCCCATAATCGCTAATATCTCCAATTGGTACTATAATCCTACTTTCTAATGGGGTAAGGGTCTCATGGCTATCTACTACGTGGGCTTCTCCAGCCATAAAAACTATATTACCTTCTTCGTCTTCATGGCTATGATAGTATCCAATATAATCTGAACCATCCGCGAGACTAAAGTCACCACCACTCGTATATTGCCCATCTCCTTCTTCTAATTTTGAAAAATCTTCTTTAAGGTTTTCTTTTCTTAGGTCTAGGCCTTCACCTCCTGCAGTAAAGCTCTCTAATAGATAATATGCCAAATCATAAATATCCGGCTGCATATCAATAGCTTCTAAGTTCTCTATAAATTTTTTACCCATGTACTCAAGTTGCTCTAATACTAATTGCTTAAGAACAACTTTTGCTTTATCTTCTGTGGCGCGTATAAAGTTAAAAACTTTTTTATCTTTAAATTCTTGATAAGATTCAGCTATAAGACCCGAGAGGCCGCCAGTTACTAGGGAGGCGCCCGGGCCCGAGGCGAAAGCCTTTAATCTTTCTTGTTCTTTCCATTCTGTTTCGGTTGGAATATCTAATCTTTCAATTAAATCATTAATTTCTATCAATGCGTTAACCACTGCTGCTGGGGGATTTACAATATCACCATCGCGGGCTACATCTGATCTTCTATCATATAATTGTACAGCTTGCTCTAAAAATGCATACCAAAATTCATCGTCCTTAAAGGTATTAAAAGCTTCAGCAAAGCCTCCTTGTGCATCAAGAAAAGACTTCTCCATATCTTCGATAATAAAATCGGCATACATTGAACTAAAGTTATCTGGAAAGGTTGGCCTGAATTTAGTAAATGTTGCAAGAGATTTTATAAAATGAACTGATGCAAATATTCTTATAGTTGCCGTAATTAATCCTTCCAATCCTGCGACAGAGGGCCTTTCTAATATTCTTTCATATGGATTTTCTACAATACATTCTGGATCTGATTTTAATCTCTCGTCTTCGGGAGTTTTTGAGTATGTGTTATAGATTTTTTCTTGAATATCTTCAAAATCAATTACATCTGTTTTAGATGGCTTACAGGGGCTCAGTTCCGGAAACACCACATTAACGAATCCAAGCCAGCCTTTGTTTTCAACTGATTTAATATACAGAGGCGGATTCTTATATGAGCCTCCAAAGGTTGCCGGATCTAAATAAAACACCCTATTTGGAACGGCTGAGTCCGGATCTCGTTCGTAATTATATTGCATTTGACTAATACCTAATATTTGATCTCTGTTTTTAATTTTTCTTGTTCCATCAGGATCGCCATCGCTATCATATTCCGGAACTTCTGCCTCTTTATAGCGTGTTCCTCCATCATCAGGAGTTTGTCCTTTATTAACAACATAGTCTATGTCATCTTCCATCAAATCATCATATGCAGCACCAAAAGTAAAAGCGTCTTCATTCTCGGCAATTTCCTGTTTTATGTCATTTATTATTTCTGACATATGTGAATCATAATATTCTTTAACCTGATCTTTGCTTAAAAGCACATCTGGTGCGCTTTGCTCAAGCATTTCATGTAGCAATACAACCTGTGGCAAATAGGGTTGGTGGCCTTGGAATGTCGCGCGAAAAGCTGGATAATCAAAAGTACTAATCTTGTTTAAAGTATCATCGGATGATAAAAATTCATAAACAACCTCTTCTTCGGGATCAGAAAAGGCGCCATCTTCGCCTTCAATTTCATATATTACTACTCTAGCATTATCGTCTGGTCTGTTGATTATTTGTGATGTATCCTCTGTTTCGATTAAATCTGATAAATAAAGCTCGTATCTCCAGCCTCTGTCTTCATGATTTTCGTGAAATTCTATATCTAAATCTGGATCGGCTTTCCGTGGTTTTTTAAAAAATACTACCTTTTTGGCTGCAGCATCTATTTCTATGCTTGTATTATATTCTAAACTTTCATATGAAATCGTATCTTCTAAATCAGAATCGGAGCCGTCATAAAACTTCGGGATCCTGGAGCCTGGATCTAACACATTATTTGAAACAACACTAATCGGTGTATCGGTCATCTGATCTTGTAACCAACTAGCAACGTCTATAGGGAAAGCTCCATATTGGTCCTCTAGTTTGTCATACCAGATTCCTTTATCTTTCCGGTCGACATCATCATCAATGACATAAAAATCAACATATTGTTGAAATCCGAAATCATTAGCAACCCTTCTTACATGGGCTGTATATGGATTACCGTGAGTATCTGACAAAATCATATTAAGAAGCCCATAATCTGATTCCCAGGGCCCATAACCTAACATGTCTGTCGAAAAATCACTTTTTAATGCCTCTAGTTGATCGCTAATTCCGCTGGAAGCTGCCTCTGCAGATTGTTTTGGTTCATATGGTAAAATTCCATTGTCACAACCTGGATCAGATATTAATGGAGGAAATATAAATGGTGGGTTGTGTGCCCACCCGGCTATTTCTTCAATATCAGGATCGGGCTGCATCTGACGACATTGTTCTTCTGTGGCACGGCCTTGCATAAGTTCGCATCTTGCAGCTTCAAGCGCTGCGACCTGTTCTGGTGAGGCGCAAAGGCTTGGGTTTACTTGACCATCAGCGATGGCGGCCGCGGCTGCAGCGAGTGCGCTTCTATCTGCTACGGGCATTAGATTGCCGCATTGTTTAAATAAGTTTGTAAGATGTTCTTCTGTTGGAAGGATGTCTCTATATTCTGTATATTCATATTCTATTAAGTTATCGATAATTGATAAAAATGCTGCTGGTGGCGATCCGTTCAAAATATCAGCCCACTGTTGCGCTGTGGCGTTTGATGATACATCTCCTACAAACTCCATTAACCTTTCTTCATCTGCAAAAGCTGCGGCGCCTAAGCCTAAATTGGCTAGCATCTCAACCATTGTATCATCAACAGTATCGCTATCGGCGCCTTCACCGCAAAGCGATTCTTTAATGATGTTTTTAAATGTGTCGCGGCCCGTTAGTACATCTGGTAAGGACGCTGCAAGATCTCCTGCGAGTGCTAAGGCCGAGCATGCGGCATCACCGAGGATGCTGCATAATCTCGTCAGAACTATCTTCACCATATTTATAACCATCTGCTGAATTGCTTCTATTGCTGCCTGCTGAATAAGACCGAAGAGATCTTTTGTTCCCGGCAACCAATCAAATGGATTTTTAAAAGGCGGCATCGATATGTCAAACTTGCCTATATCACAAAGCGATGGAACTTCAACGTCTTTAATCCAACTAATTCCTAGTTCTGAATTGGTGGGAGGCCTAGGACAACTAATTGAAGCAATAACATGTGCTATTATATTGGCGCCAGGGAATTTATTAAGTTCATTTAATAATTCTAGATAGTTATCATTATAAACTTCTAATATAGCTATAACATATGCCTGTAATACAACATTGGGATTAAGTTTAGCTCTGTTTTCTGCAGATCCCACATCAAATGTCTTAGCCAAGGGCCTATTAGATTTACCAGATATAGTGCTTTCAACTGTGACTCCTGGAGTGCCGCCCTTTGTAGGATCTTCTGGGCCGGCTTTCCATGGGTGCTCTACTGTTCCGGCTGCAGTGCTTGTTGCTGCTACTGCTATTGTGTCCGAAAGCTCTTGATTTGCGCCGGTGTCTTTAAAAATATCACCGCTTTCAATTTTTTTCTTTACTAAGGCATCTAATTCTGCTTGTTTTTCTGGTGGTAATCCTACAAATAACGCACCAAAATTATCAATTGACATTCCCTTAAGAGCCGCTTTTAATACCCTAGACAGTGCTTCCTCCAGGGATAGCCCCTGGAACATGCAAGAGAGAGCCTCCATCAATAATTCTGAGAGGCCACATAATTTAATTTGTGCCAGATCTTCCGTAAATACTCTTTCAATTGTGTCGTCAACGCTAGAAGAGCCATTTAATTTATCTATTATTCCTGCGCAGAGACTATCGAATGGCGTGTGTGCAAAATCTATATCTTCTAAGGCTTGCTCTTGTGCAAATGCCCATAAACTCTTTTTTCCCTCTGAATCATCCGGATCATATACTAAACCAATTTCTTTCCAATTTGCTTTAACTTCTTCTCCATCCCACTTGCATAGTTTTTCGTTAAACTTAAGAAGAATAGCATCAACTAGTCCAAAGGCCTCATCTAAAAGGTCTTGCCCTAACTGTTTAGCTTCGTCTCCCAAAGCTTTAGCCACACAACTAGCGGCGCCGCCTTCCTTTAAATCGTTGTCATGTGCATGATTAATAGAAGAATAAACTTGTGGATAGGTATATTCAATTAGAAAATCTAGCCAGGGTTTCGGAGTGCGTGCTGTGAGATCTCTCTCCATCGCATCTAGGTTTATCAAATAATTCATGGCGGTTGGATCCCTATACGCCGAATTAGTTTTATTATTTAAAGCATTTAGCTGCTTTCCTTTAAATATCCGAGGAACGTTTCCACAATTTTCTGTGAATACGTGCAGTTCTATTAACTTATATTCGCTATTAAATTTAAATATTAGCTTCGCAGCGCTATTACAGCGGAACCCGCACCAGAACTCGCCAGGAATCTTAATCTTTCTATCATTAAGAAATGATGTTAAATGGCTGCCAACTTTATATAATACTTTTCCGGGCTTTAATCCAAGACGGTCTCCATATATCCCCGGGAAGAAAACCGCACCTTCTTGTGGGCCGGCATCAAAAATTAAATTACCTCTATCAACAACTCGATATACTTTAAGATAAGTCGAATATAGCCCCATGCCTTGACGAACCTTTTTTAGTTTTTCTAAAAAATCAGCGGTATCATAAGTTACTTGGTGAGCAACTTCGTCTTCGGGTCCCGGCTCTTTCTCTTCCTCTTCCTCTTCGGCTTCTATTATCGCATTAAAAATATCACAAGGTATAGAATATAATAATTTTAATCTAGAGGATGGAAGAACATCTAAATAATAATCACTATATTCAACATAAGGCTTTACTCCCTGTTGTGTCGAGCTTGAAGTATCCTTATCATTGGCGATCAACAATGCTTCCATCGCCTCATAAACAAACTCATCAAATCTCTCTTTAATGATAGCATCGGCTTCTTCTGAAGAAGAATCACCATCAGCACCTGTCGTAGAATAAGGGGTAACTTTGGTTACTTGGTATAGTGCCTCTCTTTCGTTAAAATAAGGCTCCTCAATTGTTAAATTTTTCCAGCTTGGTACGGTAGCATTAGGAACTGGCTTGCAGTCATTGCAATTATCTATAGGAGCAACTATAACTTTATCTTCGCAGACATCAGTTAATCCATTTCTATTTTTATCTTGATATTTTAAAAATTTAGATTCTGCCATTTTAAATCTCCAATAACATTATTACGTTGACCTTACGCTTTTACTACAAATATACTTGTGTCCATATGGTTCTAAATAGTTTCTTTCCCAGACCATTTTAGTATTACGTGTTTGCCCCATTGGATTAAAAACCCATGTTGGCATAAGCTGAGTCATGGCCAGCGACACGCCTGAGACTACTGGGCCGACTCCTCCTCCCCCAAAGATGGGAGCGGGGCCCACGGGACATGCCGACATTGTACTAAGCACATTATTCTGAATTATGGCCATCCAATATACCGCGCTCCAAATTTCGTCTATAATTTGACTTAATTCTTGCAAGGCTTGTTTTGTATTCTTTCCTAGTAAAAGTGGTTGGAGGGTGTCGACAGGCGGGAAACCATACTCTGCTAAATCGGGCCATGGATCTGGGAGGGTCCTTCGCGGATCGGTAAAGTTACCGGCAATTAAATCAATACCGGGAGCGGCGCCGATGCGGCCGCCGAGAGAGGTTTTCTCGTCGGCGCCAGGATGGCCACCGGTCACAATTTTAACGCCCTCTCTACCTATAATTCGAATTCCATCTGCTTTCATAGCAATTGCTGAAGCTGGTTTTTTGGGAACGCTAGGGCTGTCTGCTAATCCAAAATTTTCATCAACTTTTGTTAGTTGGCTTATATAAATTCTAGCAGCATCTGCAGTGAAGCTGTTATCAACATGAGTTCCATCATCAATTTCAACACTTGACATTCGCCCAACAACTATATCAATCGTATTTGTTCCTTGCGCGCCGACTCCGCCAAAACCAGAACCCAAAGTAGATGGACGATCTCTCCCAAAAACGATATGTGAATTCTTATGTGAAAGAATCTTAGTGCTTTTTGCAGCAATAAAACTAGGCGTTGGCTCTGGAACATCTGTCTGCAAAAGGCCGGCCGTGGCCTCGTTTAATGCTCCTCCTTCCTCAAGAATTTGATGTGGCGTTCTATAGTTTTGTTGAAGAAAATCATTAAGATGTTCTGTTGTAAATAATTTCTTTTTATCTGACATGTGTTTTGTTGCTTTTTTCGTTTAGTTATAGCTTAATATTTTTAAGCAAGAGTTATACTATCATCATTTTGGCCTTCTGCTGTCCAGGCGTTTTGAGCAGTTGCGCGTGGGAGGCCTATAACATTTTGACTATACTTTATCCAATCAAGGTGCCAGTGCTCACCGTTAACTCCAAAAACAAAGTTATAGTTTTTAGAAAACTTATTTATCCATTTAAATTCTTCATTATCGGGCGCCGTGCCTCCTTTGGCGGCGGATCGAAATTGGTTTCCTCTTAGATCGATTGCTGCTCCCCAACCATGATTAGACCTTCCTGGTGTGGCTGCGGCGCCTACAAACCTACAATTTGCGTCCTTATCGCCGGAACCTTCGCCGTTAATGTTACCGCAATTTTGGTCGCCGGCGACTCTTATCATTCGTTGCGTGACTTGGCTCGCGTATGTACGATAACCAGAACCAGTGAGTGGTTTGCCAAACTTTGCTTTATATGCTGCTGCAAGTAACAGAAAATCGTTCATCGCGGGCTGAACTAGTTGTGCGCCGGATTCGCCATCCGTAACCAGCATTCCAGAATCTTCAATTTCGCCATTCTTTAGAATCTTGCCGTTGTATTCAGGAAACTCAGTAGATTGCCACGTAACAGTATATTGTTTTTGACGATTTGACCAACTAAAACCGCCTGGATCTTCGGTGGCTCCTTCTCCAACAACCCCGGATCCCCAATCCATAGTAGATAAAGTGCCGCAGACGGCAGAGGTCTCTGCGAGGACTTCTTTATCCCGCGACTTTTGCAAAAATTTACCAAACTGCAAATCATATGAAAAAACGTTTTTCTTTAGCTCTACCCAAATAATATCTCCTTTTTTTACCATAGGCTCATCACTGAGGAGGGAGTCAGCCGTTGATACAAAGCTAGTGTGCATTTTAATAATCGATATTAATTGGTCTGGATCAGCTGCTGTTGTTGGATCACAAGGATCGGGTAAAAAAGAATGGGGCGAATTGTCTCCAAGGATTCTTGCTTTAAGTATAAAATTTGTTAATTTCTCCTCGATGGTGTCCAGCAGCCCGCGGCTGGCTTCTGACTCTTGCCCGGTAATGCGTTGTTCTTGGAGGTTGGCCATTCCGGACTGTAGCGGGTACGCATCAGTTAAAGCAACTGCGCGGAAGGTTGTCTGATCTCCATATTGATTAAATTGTAAAGATTTTCTAATCGCATTTCCAAATAATTCTAAACCTCCGCCGCGGGTTGTAAATTGTGACCAATCCAAAAAATTCTTAATTGCCATCGATCAAATCTCCTTGAATCATATCAAATAAACTATTTTTGTCTTCATCTGTTAGGCCAAGATCTTGGGCGCCCGCCTTTTGTCTTAAACCTATCAGTTTTACAAGCTGTTCATTTGATCGTTGCAGCGTTTCTATGTGTTTTGCGGCGACGGGGCTCAAATATTTATTTTGTTCTTCGTCTTTTGCAATTTGGTTAGCAATTTCATTTAAAAATTCTCGGGCCACTTTTCTGTCGCTGCGAATATTATCTAACGCTTCGTCAATAAGTATTTCTAAATTTTTCTTGCTCATAATTCTCCGCTTTCCCAATCGTCTTTAAAACTATAATATTTTTTTCTGAATTTTTTAAGTGAATTGACAATCTGTTTTGTGTTTAACCCTGTAATCT